GTTTCCGCATGGAGATCATGATGACTATGTCGATTCTATGACCCAGGCGATTATGCGTATTAAACAAGGAGGAATAGTTCGTAATAAGGATTCTTATAAGGACGAACCGCTACCTGATAGAAGTAGGTTAACATACTATGGCTAGGAAACAGACATTAGATTTAATTTTAAAAACATTCCGAGATTTAGGAGGAAACCTAAATGAAGTTATGGGTACCCGAACTAATATTAATTTTTTGGGTAAAGGCAAATCTCCAGAGTTAATGTTAGATATGGATATTAACACCGATGCACTAGCAGTATTACCACAATCAAAAGCAGTAGAAGAATTAACCAGTTCAGTTGGGTATGCAGTTTCAAATAAATTAAATGATGTTCAAGCTAACAAGCTGTTAGAGAACATGACTAAGATGAAAAATTTTTACATGCCACCTGCAGCACCAGCGAACATTACAGACCTTGCTACAGGAACTAGAAATTTAGATGCAGAAGGTATTATGACTTTAAGAAGAGGAGGAGATCCAACAAAATATAAACCAGGTGATCCAATCACATCAGAAAATTTTGCAGCAAGTGGATTTGCACCTAGCGATGACGTTTTAGAAAATTTAAAAAAAGCTAGAGAGATTGATGATATACCACCTCCAGGTTCACGTGGTGGACCAGAAGATATTGCAGCTCCATTTACAGGTGCAGGTTTAGAAGCAATCAAAAATGTTAAAGGTAGTAATTTAATTATAAATGACATCGTAAATAAAATTTATTCAAATGCAGGTGTTGCAGAAAATGCTCAACCGGTAGTTAGAGCAAATGCAAGAGATTTTTTAAACAGAATAAAAAATTTAAGTGACGAAGTAGAAGGCACAACTTTATCTGATATTATGGAAGCAGATGATTTTAAATTTATGACCGAAGGTGGTGGCGGTGGTATGGGTGATCCATTCTTATTAGTACAAAAATATTTTGGACCTAAAGTTGCAGCAGCCGTTGCAAAACTAGATACACCAAATGATATACAACTATTTGCTGAAAGATTAATTAGTGTTAAAGACAAAGGTGGCAGAGGAGTTACTGACAGATTCTTTGATCCTGAGTCTGTTGACATTTCTGATTTTGAATTTGCAGATGGTGGACGTGTGCCTTTTATGGCTGGAAGACTTGTAGGTAAAGCATTAGGAATGGCCATGAGAAGAAAAGCTTTAGAGCGAGGAACTGGTGAAGGTTTTGCTGCCGTTGAACAATATGGTATTACCGGTAGAGATGTTTCTCGTTTATTTGCAGAAATTGCTTCAGACAAAAGTTTAGTTGGTAAAGAAAAAACTGCATACATGAAATTAGTAAACGAAGTTTTAAAAAATCCTGAAAAGTATCCAGATGAAATATTACAGATTCAAAAGAAATTAGGAATCGAGATTGATGATATTGGCATGAAGAGTGGTGGCCTAGCTAAGATCTTGGAGGTTTAATGATATTACTTGGAAACGTTAAACCATATGGAACAGGTGGTTCTTGGTTTTTTAAATACGGAGATAAAGAAGTTGGTAATTACGAAGAAAAAACTTTTTTAAAAAATGATTATGGATCTTCTGCAAAAGCAAAAGCAGCGGCTCTTAAATATCAAAAAGACCTAAAGTTACAGAAAAGATTAAAAGATAATAGCTCGATAGGCAAAAAAGCAAAAGAGTTAGGTCTGACGTATGATGAGTATGTATCGCTTCCAGCAAAAGAAAAACAAAAATTAACAGTTAAAAAGTATGCTGATAAGCAAAGAGCTGCAAAAGAAGCTGCTGGAGGTTTTGAACAAAGTTTTACTCACAAAGGTAAAACATACACATTACCTACAAGATTTGCTAAAAAAGATATTCCAACATTAAAAGATTTTTTAAAAAGTTTTGATGAATGGAAAGAAGGTGGTGCTAATTTAAAAAGTTATAACACTATGCCATCTAGAGTTAAATCTATGGCTGCAGCTAAAAAAGTTGGAAAGAAAACAAGTAAGTTTGATAATAAAGAAGGAAATGTTTGGAGACGATTAAGAGATTATGCAAAAGGTTTACCACCAACAGCAGGTCGATCTGGAACAGGTGAATTATATAAAATTTTTTTTGATCAATTAAAAATACCTAAATCACAATTAGATACAATTAAAAATTTTGATTTTGAAAATATCCAATCAGGTAAACAAAAAGTAATTACTAAAGCAGCGCAAAGAAAAGATTTAGGTAATCCTTTAGTTACTAATGTTATCGATGTTGTAAGAAAAAACCCTGATCTAACAGAACAAGAATTGTTTAGTGGTGTTCGTAAATTATCAAAAAAAACATTAAGCAATGGAGAAATTGTTACGGCTGCTGTGCAAGCTCATCGTGGTGCAACTTTACGATTACTTAAAGAAGCTAGAAAAGAAAAAATCGGAGAGTTTCAATTAAAAAATATACAGAAATTTTCTTCTGAAGATTTACCTCCAGCATTAAAGGTAATTTATAATTTATTTCCAAATAAAGTTGGTAGAGATTTTTCCACAACAATTAAAGATTTTTATAAAGATAATCCTACTCTTAGAAAAAGAGCTTTAGATAAATTACAGGCTTATGGTAAAATTAGATCTGAAGTACAAAAAGTTTTAAGAGAAGGTGGTGTTAAAATTGGAGGCAAAGGACCAGGTAAAGCAGCTTTTCAATTTGATCATCCTATTTCATTTGCAGCCTTAGAAAGAAGCGGAGATATTGCAGGAGCAATTAGAACAAATCCTGTTGTTGGTGATGTCAATCAAATCAAAGGACAATTTTTAGATAGAAGATTAAATGTTTTACAAAATGCTATTATACGAGGAGAGGATGTTAAAGAGAATATAGCAAAAGTTGAAAAATTAAAAAACATAAACCAAACATTATTTGGAGATTTAGCTGGAGATTTTACAATTGATGACAAAGGTATAATTAAAGTTAAAGATTATGGCGCACCTGAGATACTAGATGAGCAATACAATATTGCTAAAGCTTTACAAAAAAATTTACCACTAGGAGGACAGATAAAAAGAACTCTTGCAAGTGGTGCATTAACTTCAGAATTAGAAGAAGTTTTAGGTAAAAGTTCTGCACAAAAATTTATTACAAGTTCACAGAAGTTGGTTGAGTTTGCAAAAAAAGATACAAATAAAATTTGTAAAATATTTGGTAGAGTACCGCTACAAGCTGGTGGTCGAGGTTGTGCAACACAAATGGAATTAGCTTTAGAACAAGATCCAGTAGGGACAGCAACCAAAATTCAAAACTTAAAACCAGAGGGTGGAGCAGTAAATAGAATTAAAGGGGTTGCAACAACTTTTTTAAATTTTGCAAAATCACCAGGCGTAAAAACATTTGGTATCGGTGCTGGTGTTGGAGCTGCAATAGGATTAGTCAAAGCATTTAGAAACGATGATCCAACAACTTATTTATCAAATGAAGATCAACAGAAAAATATGTTGGTTGATATGGCGACACAACCTATATCTCTTGATACAGAAAGACCTGCAATATTAGATTATCAACTGCCAGCATTAGGTGCATCTTTAGTTGGTTCAACAGCACTTGCTGCACCATCAACAATTAAAGCAAGCAAATCAAGATCGTTAGGTATTGAAAGAAAACCACCTGGTATAGCTAAAACAGGTCTAAGAGTTTTAGGCAGAGGATTAGGAGTTGCAGCATCACCTGCATTACTGGCACCTTTTGCAGCTGGAGATATTGCAAGTCAAATCGCTGAAGGAGACTCACCTGCAGATATTGCAACAAATCCATTTAACTATTTGTACCCTGCATTTGCAGATCAAACACCAAAATTAACAAGAGGATTAAGTCCGACACTTAGAAAAGTTGCTAGATTAGGTTTATCAAGAGCTGCATTAACTGGATTATCTAGACTAGGTATAGGTGGACTTGGTGCATCTTTAGCAATACAAGGATTAGGATTATTAGATGACTAAAAAATTAACAACTACGATACCACCAGAGAGAGGCCCTCACCCACAAGGGTTGAATGTTCCCGGAAAAAAGACTATAGTGGTGTCGAACTCGGAGAAAAATAATGTCAGAAATAGACAAGTCTTTACCAAACGTAGAGCAGGAAATAAAATTACCTAGCGAAGAAGAGATCGTAGAAGCATCTCAAGCAAACATAGAAGAACAAGTTGGACCAGAAGACGTTCAAATAGAACAAGCAGAAGACGGTAGTGCCACAATTACTTTTGATCCAGAAGCTATAAACCAACCAGGCACAAATGATCATTTTGATAATTTAGCAGATTTATTACCAGAAGAAGTTTTAGGACGATTAGGTTCTGATCTTTATGAAAACTATACACAATACAAAGCGTCTAGAAAAGATTGGGAAGACGGTTACACAAAAGGTTTAGACTTATTAGGATTTAAATACGAAACAAAATCACAACCGTTTACTAATGCAAGTGGTGCAACACACCCTGTATTAGCAGAAGCAGTTACACAATTTCAAGCGCAAGCATACAAAGAATTACTTCCAGCAACTGGTCCAGTGCATACTCAAATTATGGGTGTGCCTACTAGACAAAAAGAAGACCAGGCTAAACGAGTAAAAAATTTCATGAACTATCAACTCATGAATAAGATGAAAGAGTATGAACCCGAGTTCGACCAGTTACTTTTTTATCTCCCTCTTAGCGGCTCTGCATTCAAGAAAGTTTATTACGATGAACTGCTTGACAGAGCCGTGTCTAAATTTGTTCCAGCAGATGATCTGATAGTTCCATACACTGCAACTTCTTTAGAAGATGCAGAATCAATTGTTCACGTTTTAAAAATATCTGAAAATGATTTAAGAAAAAAACAAGTATCTGGTTTTTATAGAGATATAGAAATTACACCAGGATACTCACAAGAAACAGAAGTAGAAAAGAAAGAAAGAGAACTTGAAGGCGTTAAAAAAACTAGAGATGAACAAATGTTTACAATTCTAGAGTTTCATACAAACATAGATCTAGAGGGTTTTGAAGATAAAGATGCAGAACAAAATCCAACAGGGATAAAACTTCCATACATTGTAACTATTGATACAGGTTCAAGAGAAGTTTTATCTATAAGAAGAAATTATAAAGCTGAAGATCCGTTAAAAAATAAAATAGAATATTTTACACATTTTAAATTTTTACCGGGATTAGGTTTTTATGGTTTTGGCTTAATCCACATGATTGGTGGATTATCAAGAACTGCAACGAATGCACTTAGACAATTGTTAGATGCTGGTACGTTTTCAAATATGCCAGCAGGATTTAAACAAAGAGGTATTCGTGTCAGAGATGAAGCACAATCGATACAACCTGGAGAGTTTAGAGATGTAGATGCACCCGGCGGAAATATTAGAGATGCATTTATGCCTTTACCTTTCAAAGAACCATCGGCAACATTATTACAATTAATGGGCATAGTGGTTCAAGCAGGTCAACGATTTGCCGCCATAGCTGACATGCAGGTCGGTGACGGCAACCAGCAGGCCGCTGTTGGAACGACCATTGCCCTCTTAGAGCGAGGCTCCAGGGTCATGTCAGCCATACATAAAAGATTGTATGTGGCGTTAAAAAAAGAATTCACATTACTAGCAGATGTATTTAAAACCTATCTACCACCAGAATATCCTTATGATGTTGTTGGTGGACAAAGAAATATTAAAGTTGCAGATTTTGATGATAAGGTTGATATATTACCTGTGGCTGATCCAAATATATTTTCACAATCACAAAGAATAAGTTTAGCTCAAACAGAACTACAACTTGCAATGTCAAATCCTGGAATGCATAATTTATATGAAGCGTATCGAGATATGTACGAAGCAATCGGTGTAAAAAATATTGATCAGATATTACCACCACCTGCACAACCTATGCCAATGGATCCTGCTGCAGAAAATATCATGGCTATGTCAGGAAAACCTTTTCAAGCATTCAAAGGACAAGATCATAGAGCACATATAACTTCACATTTAAATTTTATGGCAACTAATATGGTTAAAAATAATCCTATGATTATGGGTGCACTACAAAAAAATATTTTTGAACACATTTCTTTAATGGCACAAGAGCAATTAGAAGTAGAATTTAGAGAAGAGATACAACAATTAATGCAATTACAACAAATGGCACAAATGAATCCACAAATGGGACAAAGCCCAGAGATTCAACAGCAAATTATGCAATTAAGTATGGCCATTGAAGCAAGAAAAGCTAAATTAATTTCTGATATGACTCAAGAATTCAAGGAAGAAGAGGCTAAAATCATGGGTGATTTTGGAAATGACCCTATCGCTAAGTTAAAAGCAAGAGAATTAGACCTTAGAGCCATGGATAATGAGCAAAAACGTATGCAAGCAGACGCAAGATTAAATCTAGATAAGTCAAGAGCGATGATGAATCAAGATTTACAAGAAGAAAAGCTTGATCAGAACGAAGAATTGGCTAAACTAAGAGCTAATACGTCGATTGAGAAAACTATTTTGGGTAAAACTCTTCCGAGTTCGGATAAAATGCCTGGAAATGTTGCAATCATTCGAAAAACTGGAGAATAAATATGAAAAAAACTAAAAAATCAAGTCACGCAGGCATGACTCATGTAGATCATGACATGTTTACAAACAAAGATGGCTTTAAAAACGGTGGAGTTGAGGTTGAAGTGTCAAAACCAACAGAAACTCAGTCTGTTCAAGTAAAAGGCCAAAGAGCGATGCTTGCAGAGAAAAAAAGTAAAGCTGACTGGTATTAATTATGTGGTTATCGGCAATTAAATTAGCCGTCTCTGCAGGAAGTAAAATTTATGCCAACAAGCAGAGAACGAAAATGGCAATGTCTGATGCACAATTAATGCATGCAGAAAAAATGGCCCGTGGTGAGGAGCAATACCAGGGTAAATTGCTAGAAGCTAGACAATCCGACTGGAAAGATGAGGCAGTTCTCATAATTCTTAGTTTGCCCGTAGCTATTTTGGCCTGGGCAGTCGTATCAGACGATCCGACAGCGATGGACAAGGTTAAACTCTTTTTCGAGATGTTCTCGCAGCTTCCGTCATGGTTCACAAACCTTTGGATCCTTGTGGTGGCGAGCATATATGGTATAAAGGGAACGCAGATATTTAGAAACGGAGGTAAAAAATAATGGCAAAAAGAAAAATAAAAAAACTTCTTAAAGGTTTAGGTATGGGTGCCGCGCTTTTGGGTGCAGTTCGAGCATTAATGAATAGAAGAGATAAAGCAAATCAAATGAAAGAATTTTTAGCAACTGAAGGTGGTGATATATCAGACTTAAACATAGTTGATGAGTTTGGTGTTAAACCAAGAATGACACCAAGAATGAAACCAAGAAGCATGAATCCTGCTATGTTTTTAAGCGGTGTTGGAATGGATCCTGTATTTGGTGATCTTCCAGCTGGTGCTAAAAAAGGTGGTAGGATTATGAAAACTAAAAAAGGCGGTAAAGCTGTAAGAGGCTTTGCTAAAAAGAAAAAACAAGCAAACAAAATGAGGAAGAAATAATGCCTGGAACAATGATGATGAAAAGACCTATGATGAAAAAAGGTGGCAAAGCTTTAAAAAAAGTTAAGCCAAGTCAAAAAGGTTTAAAAAAATTACCCAGAAAAGTTAGAAACAAAATGGGTTATATGAAAAACGGCGGAAGAGCGAAGTAATGGCCGGAAAAGGTTTGTACGCAAACATCCACGCTAAAAGAAAACGTGGTGGTAAGATGCGAAAGAAAGGTGCAAAAGGTGCGCCTAAAGCATCTGACTTTAAACGTGCAAAACAAACAGCGAGAAAATAATGACAAAACTTTGCCCTAGAGGAAAATCAGCAGCAAAAAGAAAATTTAAAGTGTATCCGTCAGCATATGCTAACGCCTACGC